CTGTAGAAAAGATACAGCCCATTGAATTTGTAGCTCCCTCTACAGCTAGATCACATGCCGATGCTAAGTATGTGATTGGCAAGATGATAAGCCACGGAGTAAACAGCTCAACATTTGGAAAAATAAGTCAGTCTATGGCTGACAAATACGGTAATTTTCAGTACTTTTGTATTAACGCATCTGAAGATGAGATCGCGTCAGTACTAATGCTTGTAAGTTAATGTCAAATAAGAACGTAACTAAAATTGAGAGACTGTCTTCAGGGATGGTTAAATTGTATAATCGCTCCAATGTTATCGGGGCTTTTAGTGCATTAAACTCTATCTCTATTGGGTATGAAAATAACAATGCCAGAACTATACAGTTTACAGATAATGGTAATACGATTTCTTTTCAACTATTTAATTTGCAGGAGATTATTGGAAGCACGACAAGTGTTACCTATACTCCAATAGATACAACTAGCACGGGGCCTGATTATAATGCCAGAATATTTGAAGTATTTGATTTTTTATCATCTGAGGTATTCCAAGGGTTCTCTCCTGGACCTACATATGTAGGAGGTGTTGTCGCAGCTTATCCAAACTTTGCCTCCTTTCCTGTAACAGGAACTAAATCAGTAATATATATAGATGAGGCAGATAATAGTGCATATTATTGGGACGGGACTATCTATCAGCTTCTCGTGTCTACAGGGGTAGAGCAATATGCAAATTTTGCATTATTCCCAGTAACAGGAGCCGCTAATGTCATCTATATTGACATGAGTGTTCCTGAGCCGTATGTATGGAATGGAACAACCTATGAATCTATGGGAGGAGGAACGGCTGTTTGGGGTGGTATTACAGGAACTCTTTCGGCACAGACCGATTTGCAAGCCGCCCTAGACGCTAAGTTTGACGATCCAACAGGAACAACTTCTCAATACATAAGAGGTGATGGTTCATTAGCTACCTTTCCTACAATTACATCTGGAACAGTAACAAGCGTTGGTACAACAGGGCTTATATCGGGAGGACCTATTACAAGTTCAGGTACTATTACTACCTCAATGGCTACTAATAAGCTTGTTGGTAGAAGTACGGCAGGTACCGGAATAATGGAGGAGATAACTATTGGAAGTGGCTTGACTCTAACAGGAGCAGGTATATTAAACAATACAGCTACTCCTACGCCAATAGGATACTATGGAGCTTTCCAAGATAGTACAAGACAAATTGCAGCTGCAATTAATACCCCATACGCAGTTAAATTAAACACCACAGACTTATCAAATGGTATTACAATAGTTAATAATGGAAGTGGAGATCCTACTAGAATTACTATTGCGAATACAGGAGTGTACAACATCCAATTTTCTTTACAATTAGAGAAAAGTGGAGGTAGTGGTAATATGACTGCTGACATCTGGTTAAGAGAAAATGGTGTTGATATTCCGTCTACTACAGGTAAAGTAGTATTGACAGGAAGTGCAAGTGCTTCACCGATAATAGCAGCCTGGAATTACGTCTTAGATGTCGTTGGTGGTAATTATTACGAGTTAATGTGGGCCGTATCAAATATTCACGTTGAGATATTTGCGGAAGTCGCTACACCACCACATCCTGCAACTCCTTCAGCTATCTTAACAGTTACTCAACAGGCAGGTATCATGGCTGGAACAGGTGTTACCGCCATCAACTCATTGACAGGAGCTGTTCAAACGCTAGCGACAGGAACTACAGGAACTGACTTTGCTATTTCCTCTACAGGGACTACTCATACATTTAATTTACCTACTGCAAGCGCAGCTAATAGAGGTGCATTAAGTTCAACAGATTGGTCTACGTTTAATGGAAAGCAAGATTCGTTAGGATACACACCACTAGCAGGGGTGCATTCTATTATGCCAATGGTCAGTGGAAGTACTACATTTAATGGAATTACTCCAAATATAACAACTGCTACTGGTAGTGGATTAACCGTGAGAGTAGCACCATACATTCCAGCACAATCATTTACTACAAGCAGTTTATTCATAAATGTTTCAACTGCAACTGCTGGTTCATTATGCACGATTGTAATTTATTCAGATGTTAATGGAGTGCCTACAAATTTACTTTACGAAAGTGCAGATTTAGACTGTTCAACAATTGGTTTAAAAATAGCAACAACTTCATTCAATTTTGTAGCAGGAACAATTTATTGGTTAGGATTGAAATCAAATACAATTCTCTCAACTCGTTTTCACTTGACTACAAGTTCAGCTTTGCCATTAAGTATGTTGAATGCAAATTCAATTGTATCATATCAAAGATCCTCAATTACTTATAGTTCACCTTCACCTTCACCATTAGCAGGATCATTGAATACAGGTACTGGTCCTGCTATTTACATGATTAAAGCATAATTAAAGCCTAATAATATGACAGAACCAAAAACAATTAGAGCCGAATATTACGATGACAACGGTCTCGTGCGTGTAGAATTTATTGAAGTAGAAATAACAGAAGAAATGGAAGAGTAAAAAAAAATATCGTAAAACATTTGGAAATACAGAATTAAGTTTCGTATATTTGCCATCATTGTTTTATCTTTCATAGATTTATTGATTATTGATTTAGGTTCATATAAGGGGGAGAAATCCTCCTTATTTGTTTTAAACACAACGCCAATGAAGTGCCAAGCCGAGGAGTGTTTTTGTACGGATTTTAACCGTACATTCTGTAAGAACTACAGAGAGGATGCAAAGCCTAAGTCTAAAGGTTTGAAACGCACTCCAATGAAGAAGAAGTACAAGGCTACTGGAGAGATGGATCTCTTTAAACATCTATGGGAGACTCGAAAGCACAAGTGTTATGTAACAGGAAGGGACTTGGAGTTCTCTCCATCAGTCTGCTTCCACATCCTAGGCAAGGGAGCATTTCCTGCCTATCGTCTCAACCCTTCCAACATTATTTTTGTTAACGCGGAGTATCACACAGATTGGCATACCATGTCGAGAGAGAAGTTATTGCAAAAGGACAAGAGGTGGGAGTATGTATTCAAGTTATATAAGATGCTCAAGATAGCATATTACTCAGAAGGCTTGTAACATTTTTTATGTATATTTGTTACATGAGAAATTCACTAGCAGGTACCAAGAAAGGCAAGTCAGAGAGTGCCAAATACTTTCAGTCTAATCCAAAGGCTAAGGCTAAAAAGGATGAGTATAACAAGGAATATCACTCTACGCCAGAGAGACGTAAGTATCGTTCAGAACTGAACAAGGAGAACCGTAAGGCTGGCACCTACGGGAATAAAGATGGCAAGGATCGCAGCCACACAAAGTCAGGTAAAACTGTATCTGAAAGTCAATCAAAGAATAGAGCTAGAAATGCAAAAGGCGGCACTCCACGTTTGAAGTAACCGCCCTTTTTTGTTTAACTAAAACATTTTTCTATATTGGTCTAGCATCAAATTGCCAGAACTCCTCTCCCTTCTTTACTATCACCTTATATACGTGTAACTCGTACACATCTTTATCATTAAAGGTATATTTCTTCTGTAATATATCGAGGATCGGTTTAATACTGTTATCTATATCGTTTGCCTTATTAGAGTACCCAACGATCAGAGTAATTGACACTGGCCCCTGAGGGAATTTAAACGGGCGTAACTTTAACAGGCATTCTTTTTCGTATGCCTTGTACTTGGGTGATTTAAATCTTCTACCCTGAAACGCCTCGTTTATGGATAGTGGTTTTACATTTACCTTCATTCCTTCATCTTAAATATTACATCAATAACTCTCTGTCTCTTCTCCTCATCATCTATAAAGTACAGCATCTCATTGAGAGAGTCCGACATACTATCCGAGTAGGTGAACTTAATAAAGGATGGATCAACCAAATGTAAATCACCATCCATGGACTCGACAATGCCGACAGATTCTCCACTAGAGAAACCCCAAGAGTGGAAGAAACCTGTTCTGGCACCATCAAAGTGAACTACATTGCTATCTCCTTCCCATTTAAAACACAGGCCTTTCTCAATAGCAACACCGGTCCAGTATTTAACCCTCCTGTATGTCTTCATTTTCTATTTTAAGAATAATGTCATCCTGAGCAATTAGGCCAAAACGCACATCATTTTCAGTAACCCAAGTAGTCTTCTTATCGGTGAACTTGATACGGTCACCAATCTTAACTTCGGTAACCTCCTCTCCAATAGATGTTACAATACCCTCATCCGGCACATTACGTGAGGCAAAATCTGTGTGTAGTAAATCAGATTCGATGTTTTTCTTTGTGATAAGTTTAAACTTTACACGGTCAAATAGTGGTTGCATATTTTTTTTTATTTTAATAGTTTATAAGTTAATAAAATGCCTCCCGTAAAGGCTATAGGAACGCCAAGAATTGTAGCTGTCTTCCATCCCCATCTCTTACCATTCATCTTCCAGTAATCGTCCTCTAAAGAGTTGTAATCGCTTACCTTCTGATCGTATAATAAATTTAGATTCTCGTATTGCTTTTCTTTAGCCTCAAGAGATAGCATATATTGGTTGGCAATATCCTCGGCTAAGGATACCTGCTCATTTAGATTATCTATCTTTTCCATATTTGTTTTGTACATGGAGTGGTAGAACTTCTCAGAGGCAAATACCTTATTGATTAGCTTGATATCGTCTGTCTCAAGGCAAGTCAAAGTATCCTTTCCGATCAAGATCCTTGATGGCTGATAGGTTAGTTGAGAGAAGATCTGATTGCTGACTAGGAGTAGCAAGATCAATGTACCTTTTTTCATCTTTGTATTTGTTTTTATTTGTTTGTTCCTTACTGTCTATGAAAACTACCTCTCCTTTGAGTGTAGACATTCTGTTCTGGAGATCAACAATGTTCTGTTTATGTTTGTCTATCTCCTCCTGTTTGTCCTGTATATCTTTCTTAAGGTAATTCTCGTATCGAGTATTGTCCTGATTCTTTTTTATGCCACGTAGATGAAGGAAGGCGAGGGTAAAGAGTATGAGGATGGCTGTTATTATTACAGCCAGTTCCTCCTTACTTATCCTTATTTTCCATTTCGTTCTTGATAGCATTAGCCTCTTGAATAGCTCTTTCATGTTTGTATGTTTTAATGATTTGTGCAACATCGTGGTAGGAGAACCAAGGTAGAGTGGCTATTTCCTTAACCAATTCCTCTGCATCCTCTAAAGCCTTTAGGTAAAAGCCTCCACCCTCTATGTCAAATAGAGCGGTGGCTAGGACTTTATACTTCTGTTCAGCGGCCTTGATAAATTGATTGCCCTTCATCTTCACCTCCTTCTCCCAGAAGGGAGGGCCTATATGGTCTGAGATATTAATAAAGGCGTTGGCATGGATAACAGATGCAATGATCTGATGTTTCTTGTGATCGTCTAGAATCATCTCTTTGTAAGTATTTCTATTAGTTGTTTTTTATAAGCTACTGCTTTCTCAAGAACGGCATCAATAACTTCCTTTGTGTTGCTCTGCAAATGTACGGGAATTATTGCCATCTTGTTCTTACCATCCATGCGAGGATCGTAAGATATGAACATACCTTCCTCCTTACCTGCTACCAACATGTTCATTTGTAATTGCCACCAATAAGCCTTCCTCTCCTTAAGAAGATCATTCTCATCCTTGAGTAAAAGATTCTGAACGTGGTTCTCAAAGTTGTAAGGACACTTAATCTCAATCACACCGAAGCGTGAGCAGATGCCATCAGGTGATCCTCCTGCGTGGTCTCCGTAGGGGATAAAGCCTGTAGAATCTACTGTAGACTCCATGAGTTCAGCATATAAGTTACAAGCCTCAGCCTCGTGATCAATGCCCCAGTCTGTAGCGGCAGAGTTGGTAGTCTGCTCAAGTCCTGCCATTTCCTCGGCAACCTTAGACATAACGTAAGACTTAGCTGTCTCAGACATCTCTCCCTTCTC